GAGATCATGCGCGTTCTTCGGAACACCAGGGACGGCGTGACCGGCGTCGGCGTGGTCGCAGAGAGCCCGATCCAGCTGGAAACCATGCTGAATGCCCTGAAATATGAGAATCGCATGGTCAGAACCGGTGCTAAAAAGGGCTTTTTGAAGGTCGAGGCGGGTAAAAAGGTCTCTCAGACTGTCCTGGATCAGCTCCGGAACAGCTGGCGGAAGATGTACGGCTCCGATTCCGACGAAACCACGGTCATTTTGAACGATGGTGTGGATTTCAAGGATGCCGGGCAGACCGCCGTTGACACTCAGCTCAACGAAAACAAGGAAACCAATGGCCACGAGATCTACAAGATCTTCTCTATCGTGCCTACCGTCCTGGAAGGCGGCGCGAGTGCGGAAGATCTGAAGAACACAGTGCGCTTTGCCATCCAGCCGGTGGTGAAGGCCCTGCAGCTGGCCATTAACCGCTTCTGTCTGCTGGAGGATGAGAAGGGCGTTCTGTCCTTCGAGATCGACATGGACGCTCTGGACGGTACCGATATGCTGTCCCGCTATCAGGCCTATGAAATCGCAGTCCGGAACGGCTGGATGCAGTTGGATGAGGTCCGCTATGACGAGGGGCGCAACCCGCTGGGCCTGAAATTCATTCGCCTTGGTTTGGATACGGTCATCTATGACCCGGAGTCCAAAATGATTTATACGCCCAATACCAAGGAGTGGGCATCAGTTAAGCAGAAAGGAGGAGGTGAGCCGATTGCAGGTAGAGATCCGAGCTGATAAAAAAAGCATGGCTGTCCGGGGCTACGTCAACGTTGTGGGCCGCGATTCCCGCGTGCTGCATGACAAGACGGGGCCGTATATCGAACAGATCATGCCCGGCGCCTTTGCGAAAGCACTGGCAGCCAACGCCGCGGTTGAACTCCGTTTCAACCACAAGAAGATCCTGGAAAGCGACGCCATGGAGCTCCGGGAGGATAATATCGGCCTGAAGGCTAATGCAGTCGTGACCGACAGTGACGTCATCGCTGCGGCCGAACGCAAAGAGCTGCGTGGATGGTCTTTCGGTTTTGTGAAGCTGAAGGATCACTGGAAGACAGATGAAGATGGTACCCGCCGCCGCTTTGTTGATGAGCTGGAGCTGCGGGAAGTCTCCATCCTGGACAAGACCCCGGCGTACATCGCGACCAGTATCGAGACCCGCGGGGACGATGAGATCCTCGTGGAGTTCCGTGCTGATCAGCCGCTGGAAGACGGTGTCGACTATATCAGGCAGACGGAGCGCACGGTGGAGACCAAGGAAAGCACCCTGACGCCCCACGACGAGAGCACGATGTTCTGTGCTACAAAAACCATCGAGATTTACAAAATGAAAAGGAGAATGTGATTATGCCTTTCAATCTGAAGAAGCTGTCCGAGCGCCGCGTTGAGCTGATGACTCAGCTGGAGAACCTGGTGAAGACCTGTGAGACCGAGACCCGCGCCTTCAACGAGGAGGAGCAGAAGCAGTATAACGACATTCTGACCGAAGTGCGCTCCATCGATGCCACTCTGGACGCCGCTGATCAGGGCGCTGCCCTGCAGAAGGTCGAGCACCGCGCTGCCGGTGGTCAGGTCGAGACCCGCTCCCAGGAAGAGCTGGAGACCCGCGCTTTCGAGTGCTACATCCGCGGCATCGCTGCTGACACCGAGACCCGTGCCGCCGTCAACATGACCGTTGGCGATAACGGCGCAGTCATTCCCACCTCCATCGCCAACAAGATCATCGAGATGGTCAAGGAGATTTCTCCTCTGTACCACCTGTCTACCCACTATGACGTCGGCGGCACCCTGACCATTCCCAGCTATGACGAGTCCACCCAGAAGATCACCATGGCCTATGCCACGGAGTTCACTGCGCTGACTTCCACCTCCGGCAAGTTCACCAGCATCTCCCTGGGCGGCTTCCTGGCCGGCGCTCTGACCAAGATTTCCATGTCCCTGGTCAACAACTCCAAGTTCGACATCGTGTCCTATGTCATCCGCAAGATGGCCGAGGCCGTGTCTGAGTGGATCGAGAACGAACTGATCAACGGTACCGAGGGCAAGATCGAGGGTCTGTCCAAGGTCGCTGCCGCCGTTACCGCCGCCGCTGCTACTGCTGTCACCGCCGACGAGCTGATCGACCTGCAGGAGAGCATTCCCGACAAACTGCAGGCCAACTGCATCTGGGTCATGAGCCGCGCCACCCGTAAGGCTATCCGTAAGCTGAAGGACGGCGACGGTAACTTCCTGCTGAACAAGGATGCCACCTCCAAGTGGGGTTACAGCCTGTTCGGCCACGACGTGTATGTCTCCCAGAGTATGCCCGACATGGCCACCGGTAAGCGCGCAATCGCCTATCTGGATCCCACCGGTCTGGCTGTCAAGGTCGCTGAGAACCCCAGCGTTCAGGTCCTGCGCGAGAAGTTTGCCGATGAGCACGCTGTTGGCGTGATCTGCTGGATGGAGGTCGACTCCAAGGTGGAGAACAAGCAGAAGATCGCCATCATGGCCATGGGCTGATAAGAGGTGAACGCCATGAAGGTGAAAGCTACGACTAGTTTCGCTGGTGAGATTTGCATGGCTGCGGGTGAAGTCCGCGACGTTCCTGAGGACGTCGCGGCTCCCCTGTTGAAGTGTGGATATCTGGAGGCGGTAGAAACGCCTGACCAGAACCCCGATCAGGAGCCGGATTCCCAGCAGGAACCCGAAGAGACCCCCGATCAGGAGCCGGAAAAGCCCAAGCGCTCCCGCTCCGAGACCAAGACGGAGGGCTGACGCATGAAACCTTGTGATCTGAGGGCTGTGGACATCGCCCTGTTTTCGAGGAAGATCCTCGACAGCACGGAGTATGACGAGCTCGCCGACCTGGAGAAGCGGGAATGCGAAGATGCCCTGGCCGCTGCGAAGGCGGTGGCCGGAAGCTATACCGGCCTCGACATCGAAAAAGCTGAGCACGAGGATCTCGCCTATGCGGTGAAGGTCCTCGCCGCTGAGATGATCGACAACCATCAGATCACGACCCAGTACACCGGCAAGAATCCGGTCGCTATGCAGATTTTGGATATGCACAGCACCAATCTGCTGCCCAGTGTAGAGGAGTGATACGATGCACGACCATCTTTCTTCCTCCTTAACCGAGAAGATTGAGATCCTGACGCTGGTTCAAGACGAGGAGACTGGGAACATCGCCTGGGCGCCTTCCAAAAAGCGCTGGGCTTCGGTTGAGATCGACACGCAGCGAAATATTTTCTCTGCCGTTGGCGTCGGTACCCGTGGGGCTACCATCGTCATTCGTACGGACCATCGTCTTACCCTACATCAGGCCATCCGATGGCGAGGGGAGTTTCTTCACCTGACATCCATAGTCCTGAGCAAGGGACGTGACAGGCAGGAGATTAAGGCAGCGTTGGTAACGCCTGTGGAGTGTCTGAAGGACGCGGATAAAACGCCAGCCGGATGCTCCTTCCCGGGAGTTTTGACCGAAAAGTATGTCGGGCATGAGCAACTGGACCCGCTGGCTGTGGTGACCGGCGACTATGTGCTGGTGACCCCTAAGCCTATTACGCTGGCGCCGGGCTCCTGGGTCATCTGCGATGGCCGCTACTACCGGGTGCTGGTTCCCCACGAGCTGGATGAGTACAAAAATGAGTATGAGATCCGGCGGAAGGAGGATTGCTGATGCAAGAAACTGAGTTTGACCTCCATGAGTGGAAGGACTTCCTGGAACGTTTGGACAAATCGATCAAACAGGTCCCAAATTTGAAGAAAAACATGCTGGAACAGGTAGGAAGTGAGCTTGAGGATGCGGTACGCAGGCAGATTGCAGCATCCGGGCTGAATGACCGAAGAGGGCGGGTGCGGAGCTGGCAGAACAGCCATATTGGCAGCGGCCTTGGCTATGTGGCAATCCGGTCTGACTCGGTAGAAGTTCAATCCGGAGGCGGAAACCGCCAGCGGCTGAATGCAGGTGCACTGACGAACTTTCTGACTTCCGGGCATAAAGTCCGCGGTCCATCCGGCCGCTCCAAGCGGTATGTTCCAAGAGCGAGAATGGCAAGAGTACCCGGTTTTGGCTTTTACAAGAACACTTCCTCGGAGGCAGAGAAGATTGCCCTGTATGCGGCAAATGAGTTTCTTGAGAAGATAAAGGAGAGCTTATGATCATCACCCCAGCCCTGGTGCTCGGAGCCATCAAAGAGAGACTGGAGAAAACCTTTCCGGGCGAGACCGTCTATGAAAACCTTGCCCCGCGGGATTTCCAGCGTCCCAGCAACATGGTGGAGCTGCTGGGCATGAACCTGGACGCAATGGGCCAGGGGAGCGGCGCTGTGACGCTGCAGTACCATGTCAAGATCACCACCTACTGCGAGGTGGATGAGGTCCACGACTCCCATCTGCCGACACTGGATCTGCGCTGCATGGCAATCCTCGGCGCATTCGCGTCCGGGTTCCTCAGGGCCGGAGAGCGGGCGCCGAAAATCACCTCCTGCACCGCGAATACGGATGGCCTGTACGACTTTGCCGAGGTCAGACTGACTGTTTCGGTGGCCATGGACCGCAGTGAGTTTTGCCCGGAGGAGATCTCCCCATTGATGGAGACCCTTAACCTGAAATTCGAAGTAAAGGAGAATGTGCAATGAGCAACTTGACTATGCCCACCCTGACGGTGGCATTCAAACAGCGCTCCGATTCCGCTGTTGCCCGGAGCCAGAAGGGAATTGTGGCGCTGCTGATTCGTGACGCCGTGGCCGACGCAGATGCGAAGACCTACGTGCTGACATCCACCGCCCAGATCCCTGCCACCCTTGGGACGGCCAATCAGGCGGCTGTCCGCAGGGTCTTCCTGGGCAATGTGAACCCGCCCAAGAAGGTACTGCTGTATGTGATGGGTGCCGAAAGCACCATCGAGAGCAACAGCGCCGTGCTGACCTGGCTGTCCACCCAGCGCTTTGACTACCTGGCGGGCCCCGATGATCTGACGGCCGATGAGGCGGCAGTCATCAAGACCTGGCTGGTAAATCAGCGCAGCGACAACCATGCCGTCTATAAGGCCGTGCTGCCTAACCTGGAGGCCGACAGCGAGGCCGTGGTGAACTTTGCGGCCAGCGGTATCCTGGTGGATGGCGAGACCTTCACCGCCGCCGGCTACTGCGGCCGTATCGCCGGCCTGATCGCCGGGACTCCCATGACCCAGTCCGTGACCTACGCCGCCCTGCCCGAGGTGGATGACATCGACCGGCTGACCTCCTCCGCGATGGACGCCGCCGTGGGCGCCGGCAAGCTCATCTTGTACCACGACGGCGAGAAGGTGAAGTGCGGCCGGGGCGTCAACTCCCTGACCACCTTGACCAACCGCAGCGACATCTGGAAGAAGATCAAACTGGTGGAGATCCTGGACATGATCCAGCAGGACGTGCGCCTGGCCATCCAGGATAACTACATCGGTAAGGTATCCAACAGCTATGACAACAAGGTGCAGCTGGTGGCCGCGATCTCCGGTTACCTCCAGGGCCTGGCCAAGGCCGGCCTGATCGAGGGAGATTTCTCCTGCGGTATCGACGTGGACGCCCAGGAGGCCTGGCTCCAGGAGAACGGCGTATCCACCGCGGAGATGAGCGAGCAGGAGATCAAGCAGGCCAACACCGGTACTCATGTGTTCCTGGTCCTGTATGTCAAGCCCATCGACGCCATGGAGGACGTGGCCGTCGTGATCTATCTGTAAGAGGAGGAATGAGATATGGCTATGGATAGCGCAGCCCGTGTGATGAACGGCACCTTCGGCCAGATCTGGGAGGACGGCGCGGAGATCGCGGAGGTCTCCGCCTTCCAGGTGAAGATGACCAAGAATTTCGATACCCTGAACTTGTGCGGCCAGATGGCTGAGGACCGGAAGCTGACCGGCGTGAAGTTTACCGGGTCCATGACCCTGCACAAGGTCTATACCCGTGGCGCGGATGACATCGAGGCCGCCATGAGCGGCCGCGACCTGC